TTTGTTAGTTCTATGACTATGTTCGACGCACCAATCGCGACCGTCCGTTTTATCCGTACGGCAAATGGCACAACGACGCCCTTGCGCGTTAAACATGTCTTCATACTGTTGTTCCGACAAGCCGTAGCGGGTTTGTCGTTTGCTCACACGCTCGCATTCCATACAGCGAACGTCGCCATTAGGACGGTACACAATGTTTCCATCTCGATCATGACCTTTTCGACATTGTGTCGCAGAATTTTTGTAAGCATCACGTACCCGTCTTGGCATAGTAGTCTCCTAATCGAATAGGATAACCCAAAATACCCTGTGTGTCAAGGGAGATCGTAAGTCGTTGATTCTAAAGGACTAATAGTTCCAGGGGCCGTACGGTTGCGCTGGGCTTATCGGATTGTAGGAATATCCGCTATCCATGACATTCGTCTGGGGCACGAAACCCCAATCGTCTTCCTGGTTCGCGCCGAACATCATGGCGTTGGTCAAAGCCTTCTGCCAGAGTTGGTATTCCATCTCGAACTTCGCTCGTACTTCTTTGAGCGGGCTGCGGCGATAGCACTGCGCGAAAAATCCCTGTTTGAAGAATGTGTAAAAGTCGTCAGGGATCGGGTCAAGGTAAGTCGACAATGACTTGATGAACGGAACTCTCATCTGGCCGACAGGCTGGATCAGCCACACAGGACCTGTCTGGCACGGCAGCGGGTTAATTCTGTACCCTTGGCCGAACGGGTTGACTGCGGTCCATACGACGCTGCCATCTGTCACTGTTGTCGACACAATAGTCGGATCCTGGACAGTTGGAAATGTCGGATTCAAATTTGTCAGGAACGGGTTTGTATTTCCGCACGTTCCATAAGTCGTCAGGACCCAAAGGTTTCCGAATGAGTCTTTGATGCAAGTAGTCGGGTTAATCGGTTGCGCGATCGCGGTCGAAGGGTCTGTATATACGACGCCAGGACCAGGTTGTGATTGGCCAGTCGGTGTCAACTGTGTCGTTGCGCCCCACGTACCTGCCTGCATCGTGTTATTCTGCATCCAACAGATTCGCGCATCATTATTCGTCGACAGGTTGAATGTAATCAAGAGGTCGCGTTTGACAATGACGGGGTAAACAGGCTTCGGGAATTGTGTACAGCTATAGTTGACAGCGGTGCAGCTTTCCAGCCAACCGAGAGAGACTTGATTAGGGATGAAATAATCTTGCTGCCAACTGTTGATGAAGAACGGCGTTTCGACTGCTCGGTTCCATTTCCAGTTGAACGGCTGGCCGTTTGGGCCGCCCGCGATCATGTTCTGTAATACGTCGTTCGCGATAGAGAGCGCGGGAGCGTCAGAGAATCCGCCTGCGGGGATCGCGGGTGCGAGTTCTGCGTTACTGCGGGCGTCGTCGACTAGGTCCTGTAATTGGATGCTGCTGTTTCCCATAAATCTCCCTTAAACACAAAAAGACGAGCATTGCCCGACCACCCGTGAAGGTAGATCGGGCCACGAACCGTGCTCTGCGGCGATGAGTGTTCCTGGGTGTCATCTCCAGGCCGACATCCGCACTCTGCGGTAATTCGAATTATCGTTGACGCGGCGGACGAGTCGCTTCAAGTTCGTTGACTCGTATCACAAACGCGGGATTGGTCTGGACATGCACTCTATAGACGTCGGATGACATGTTGTCAATATCCCGAAGAGTCAATAGATACACATCATTGATCGGCTGCTTGGCGGCAGCAGTTGCAGCAGTTGCTGCGGCTTGATCGGCGCGATACTTGGCTTGGGCTTCGATCTGAGATTGATTCATCATTCCTCCTAGCGCAAGTTTGAATTCTTGACGTGAGTCCTGTAGTCATTGGTCGCGTCAACCCATTGCTCTGACCGCTCATCCCACTTGCTAAACTTACAGATGACGGATCCAGAAGTCGTGTTATTCGTTTCGAACCCGACCGCTTCGCGATACGCCTTCTCTGCGGCAGTGAACTTCTCGACGGAGAATTCTCCGTCAACGGGGGCAACTTGCTTACCCTTCGCGTTGAAGTAGTAATTGTCCTTGACGGGCGGGAGCCACGTCTTTCCGCAACGGAGACAACGAACCCAGATATCGCCATTGATCATCTGGTGCTTGATGACCGCGTACTGCGGACTGTTACCACCTGTGCTGAGAACCTGCAGGTTGCGCTGGGACACGACTCCACCCTTTTTGTGGGTGCAAGCAGACTGCTTCGCATCGTCTTCACGCCGCTGGGCGGTGAAAACTTTGCCTTGCTGCTCTCGGTCCATGTCCTTCTGTTTCTGTTTTGTAAGTCGGTCAGCGATTGTGCCGCGCTTTTCCTGGATGCTCAACTCACGTTCTTGTTTCTGGAGTTCAAGGTCCGCTAACTGCGCCCGCTTGATACTCAGTTCAATCGCTTCGATTTCCTCGGCAGCGTTTGCATAAACTCGTTTTTCGTCACTCATACTTCCTCCTTAGTATTTACGCTTTATGATCACGATTTCTATACGAGTGCAGAATAGAGTTGTACCTCTCCGCACACGGCAGATTTGCCTCCCCGAAGACTTTGTGAGCCTTCTCGATCGTGATGATGTCTTTCAAAATCATTTGCAGTAACACCGTTCGCCAGCCACGGTATTTCTCAGCTAGTGGGACACCGTGCTCGTCGAACCCCATGACCGTGTACTCTGGCATCCAGCCACGTTGGACCCAACAGACGATCTCGGGTTTCTTATTGCTGTATTCGTCGCTCAACAGAAGCGTAATCTTGTCAGCGTGCGGGTGCTCGCGATAAAACACTTTCAACTTGCACTCTTTCCGCAATTTGTTGATCAGTTGATCATGACTCATGATCGTGCCGAAGCGCTGTTGAATGTCTGCGTACTCTTCGGGAGTACACCACTGGTACTCCTTGGCGACTTCTTCGTTACCCTCTTGCCAACGATGCAGTTCTTCTTTCGTCTGATTAGAACTGTCATCATGGACGTTCTCTGCGTATGCGGCGACAGCGGCCTCCATCTCGGGGGACAGTTGCTCGGCCATGTAATTTTCCCAGGGTGCGGATTTATCGAGCCTGGTTCCTTGGTATGCGGCGATTTGTTCGGGAGTCCAATTTGTATTAACGGCTTTAGGAGCAGCCGCTTCCCATCTCTCGTAATACTCTTCATTAGATACGAATGCACTCATGGGCCTTCCTCCTTTGGCTCAGGCAAACCGTCAAAGGAAAGCCCGTCATGCAATGAACAGAACCAACGTCCGCCGCGAGGATCAGTCGCGGTAACTATTGACGCCTCGCTGATGTTGTACACCACCAGTCCGACTAGGATCTACCAAAGGTCCAATAACGGCTCTGGTAAATTCACGTCTGTTACAATTCTTCTTGACACATGCTGCGAAATCTTTCGTCGTTCTGACTCTGAATTCTTTGTAGTCCGCGCAAGTAGCGAAGTTGTTTTCGCAGTCTCCCGATTAACTTGCGTTGTCTCGTATGTTCGCCGCGCAGAAGTTCAATTGACTCGCGCAAGGCTTTAACGATACTGATCTCCTCACTCATAATCCCTCCCAGGAAGAGAAGGGGTTGTACTCAACCTACAACCCCAACTTGATTACGCGATAACGGTGACCACGATCTGGCAATAGACCATCATGATCGGCTCTGCAGCCAGACCATCCGAAACCTGCGGCCCGTTGCCGAGCGTATTGTCAAAGGTCGGGAAAGCGACCTCAATGATCGTCTGACCAAGGTGACGACCAGTGATCAACCCAGACGAGCTAACAGACGCTACGTTCGGATTGTAGGTAGAGGTTGAGCTGCCCGTTGCTGACCCGTTACTCGGCCTGTACCAGGATGGTGCGGAACCTGCGGAATTTGCAGGATCGCCGTAAGAGCGATACGTCACGTTCCCTGTATTCGACGTGGTATAGACATTGTTCTTCGCGTCAGCGAGAACAGTGGTCAACTGGCACGTATCTGCATACGTGACACCGTTGACGGTCGCAGCCGAAAGGCTGAGAGTCAAAGCGTACTGACCAACTGGGTACACACCTGTGCCGCCGACTTGAGCGCCAGAGCCAATGCCCTGTCCGAGTTGTCCTACGCCTGTGGTCCCTTGGGTCTTCGCGGAGCCGCCCGATGTGTTGACAATGTTAGTTCCTGTCACTTGCACATAAGCTGCAACACCGAGTCCGTCCGTGGGGTTGTGCTGTGGATTTGGATTTGCCATAAACTTCTTTCTGAAAGAGCGACCGTTGTATCTTGTCGATCTCTGTCAATATTTCAGTGAAACGTGGTCACGGGCTCAACGGCAAACCCGCTTTGTACAATCTTTTCTAGTTCCGCGATGCGGGCGAGAAGAATCTCACAATTATCACATCGTCGGTTTCGAGCTTGCTGTACTTTTGTGGCCCAACGAATATTTCCTTTTTCGTAGTGACCATTATTGTCATTACGCTCAAGGGAATAAGCAAACTTAGGTTCAGGGCGAGGGCCAATTTCCGCGAAGAACTCTTCAAAACTCTGAAATCGAAACTCGATTCCACGACCACCATAATCCGCAAATTGTTTAGTCTTCGGATTAGTACACCGCTTCTTGGCTGCGTGAAAGGAAGTCCATTCAGGTGTAAAAGACATGCCGTGGGTAGTGTTTCGAGATTTTGCTAACTCCCGTTGGACGCATCCACAACTAGTGGATTCCCCCGTTCGCATCTTATGACCTAGCACGGGTTTGATCGTGCCGCAATCGCAAGTACATAGCCAGATGGAATTTCCCCACTTATCTTTTTCCTTAAAACCAGTCACCACCCAACGACCAAAACGCTGCTTTGACAAATCAATAAATTTCATAAAGGGTTTCTCCTATTTCTAAGATACGCCCCTTATGAGGATTTGTCAAGACCTATTTGCAACTCGTTGAAAACAAATTAGGAAATCGCAGAAGCTGCGTCAATTTGTCTCTGGCGAATTGTAGTGTCGGGTCCTAGCGACGTGGTGAAATGCACGCGATAGGATGTCCATCCAGGGATCAACCCTTCAGGATCGGCAACAGTGGGCTCTGCGTTCTGCACAATGTTGCACTCGATGTTACGCCACTCGCCGTCACCAAAGCCCGTGTCGCCCTTGGCTCCGAGGTTGATGGAGAACACACCATCGCGCCCGAAGATGTAGGTGCGGAGAGCGGTGAGACCAGTGATTCCGCCGTAGTTGGCGGTCTGTGTCACCAGGTTGGTCTGGTAGAAGTCGACGCCCGTAGAAGGCAGCGTGATGACTTCAGTCAGATCGACCGAGACAAGACTTTCCATCTTCATCTGACCCACGGGGGTGTGCTTCAGAATGTCGATAGGCGAATCGTTGCTGTTGTCAGCCAACACATCACCCAGAGCGAACGGATGGATTACGCCCGCGAAGCTCTTAGAAGCTTCGTCGAACGGACGTACACTGCGGCCCGCCAGCGACTGGACGCTGTTACGGATCTGCGACAAGGACAGAGCGGTGAAGCTCGTAGTCGTTGAAGCAGCCAGAGTGGTCAGAACAGACGCGTCAATACTGGATGCGCCGTCGCAAGTCGCACGGACGAGAGCAGACAAAGACTCGCCAAGGCGATACGACATTTCGCGAGCAACGTTCTCAACAGTGTTGTCAATCGCGGTAGCGAGAGACAGCGAAGAGAAGTTTGCGTAATCGGCATCAAATGTGTTTAGGAGACCTAGATCACCCTAGGCTCACTCTGCATGTCGCCATGCAGTTCAGACTCTATCTTTACGGCACGGGAGTGCCGATGCTTGACATATTAGTCGTTGGGGATTTTGCCCGAATTGAGAGCCATACACGCCGCATGAAGTTCCGCTCGTCGGGGTGGATTTTCTTGTCCACGCATACGAACCCATTCAAGGGCGATTAACGCCTGCTCTCGCTTGATGATATGATAAGGAAGTGTACTAAGAAGAATTTTTTCTATCTTCTCATAGCCGCCAGTGATGAACCATTCATAACACTGTTCCACACTCAGCTTGCCCCTTTGTTTTGGCCTGAATTCGCCCCCGAAGTACCGCACTAACCAGCGCATTAATTTCATGCTCGTATTAGCAACCGATACTTTTAGGTCGTAACCAAAATAATTTTTGCCCGTGCTGGTTTTTAAGGTCGTACGTGAAATGCCTATACAGCCCTCAGCGTCTATCGCCATAGCCAAACGTGCCCACTTCGTTTTATCATTAGTCATCATCTCAGGTCTTTCCTCCGTCTCTTCTGATACTATCAGACTTTGACGGATATAGTCAAGTTTTTACGGTGAACTAGCAATTAATTCACCGATAGTGGCAGTGGTTGTCAGTACGCTAACCGACAGAGAAGAACCAACAGTTCCTTCAGTCGTCTGGGTGGTGTTAGCCGCCAGAGGCACGTACATGAACATCTCCAATTAAGTCAACAACCGCCTATCCAGTACAAGATGTTTATAGATACTGGTTACCAGAGTTCACTGGCAGATCAAGCCGCTCGGAGCATGCAACGAACGGGGTTTGTGCCTTCAAGTTCTCACGGAACTTCTTGTCGTAAAACTTCACCGTGGACTGAGGCAGGTTAGATAACTGGTTACCCGCTGGGGAGAAAGCCATATTAGTTTTCCTGTGTTATCGACGCGGACGTGGGGGACGGGCTGCTTCCAACTCGTTGACACGTTTGGCAAACGCTGGGTTTGTCATGATCTGCTCTCGGTATTTATCCGAGGGCATGTCGTCGATTTGTTTCAGAGTCAACTGCGCCAATTCTGCTACGGGCAATGCACCACCGACTGGGGCGATACGATTGTTTAGACCCGAGGGAACTGGGGATGACGTCTGTCGCTTTTCTTGCGGCAATGGAGTCTCGTTAATTCGAACGGGTTCCACTGCTACTGCCTGCGGTTCTGGCAGTATTTCTACCACGGGAGCCACAACTTGCGGTTGCGGTGTCTCTGGTAGAACCTCACGCACGATAGGAGAGGAAAGGAGCAATCCAGCTTCTTCCATCTTTGCTTGGGCTAATTCAAAATTACGAACGGACGGGTCTAACCCAACTTTACGCATCCATTCACAGACCGTGTTAATATTCTCGTTGCACGCATAGAATTCAGGGTGCCTTTCGAGCCACACTTGCGAGTTCTGACGCGCCATAATCTGTAACGTCATTTGCTGCTGTGTGTTTAATGTTTCGCGCAGTTGCGCGGGCTGGACACCGACGGCGGACTCAAAGAGTCGGTCGCGGGCTGATTCGAACTTCGTCGGATCGTTGAGATCCTGAGAGATTCCGTAACGTTCTTCGGTTGTCAGCGGTTTCTCTTTGAACTGTACGAAGGGCATCGACTGGTCTGCGTCAGCAGGTAGCGCATCTGTCTCAGGAGTACTCAACCTGGCTTGACGCTTCGCATTCCGCATCCCTTTGATAGATTCAACGTGATTATTCGTCAATTTCTGGATCAGCTCTGCTTCTGTCGTATACAGAATAACTTGCTCGCCGCCAATCGGACGATTAAATTCGTCAGTCGGTTGATATCTGTGCTTTTTCACTTCGGGTTGAGGCGGCACGGGGGTTTCAGGTGTCACAGGTACTTCAGGTGTCGCTTCAGGTGTCGCTGGGGTATATCCCATATTTCCTCCTCCAAGGTTGACTTATTGAAAATCTGGCATCTCGGTCGCGTTCTCTACTTGAGGCTTACGATTGCCCCATGCGACTATCTGGCATTCCTGCTCAATCTTTTCGATGAGCGCCGTGTAAAACTGTGCAACGCCCTTCGCGATGAAATGCGCTGCGAGAACTTCGTCTTGCTTCGCGGGGTTAGTGTCCAGTAATTTGAAATTGAACCTGCGAACTTGGTCTTCCATGACTCGCTGTAGGATTTCAAAACCACGCTGCTTCACACTCGCGGCCAGGATTCCACGCTCGTCATCAGTCAGGCCGAGTTCAATATCCAACCCTCGCAACTCATTAGTCACCTTTAACATATCCCCTCCCAGAGATCAGTGTCCAAAAATACGTCCGAAGATGTCATCCTCTGTTGTGAGTTTAAGAGCGGGCTTCGGGGAATCTTTTTTGATGCCGTCAAAAGTCGCGGCGTCATTCAATTGCTTCGACGTGAAATTCAATGCGAAGTCCCTCGAACCTGTCGGATAGGTTCCTTCTTCGGCGTAAGTCGTAATACCTACGATCTCGCCCTTTGTGTTGAAAACTGCGGATCCACTGTCGCCAGGAGTTGCATGAATCGTGCTGCAGAACTGGCCTGCGGCTGCGTCCATGTCGCTCGGATCTTCACAATCAATGACCGTTCCGTACTTCGGCACGGGCGGGTATGCTGCCCCCCCACCATAAAGCGTGACAGTTTGGCCGATTACCGCGATTCCTGGCGTCACGATTTCAATATTCTTGAAAGGTGTGCCGTCAAGAAGAATGATAGAATGGTCCCGACCGTCGTCGACCGAATTGAGAATCTCATGCGTCTCTGTTGCGAAATCAATCGAGGCACCCTTCGGTTTGCTTTCAAGGCAGTGTGTCGCGAACATGACTGCGTGCGGGCCGATTGCTGTACCCGTACACAGACCTTCGTCACGATCACGGTCGTCTTTCAACCAGATTGCGTGCTGCGTCTTTTGCTCTTTCTGGGTGACGACAGACTTCTGCATGCCGTGTTTGGGTTGGGGGATAGGGAGCTTGCCGAGAGCGAACATCAGTAGGCCCAAGGTCAAGAAGTAGTAAAAAGAAAGAAGACGTTTCATAAAGCCCTTCTTGTCCAGAGCATACTTTAACGTGGTGTCTGTTCAGACCCCTCTGTTCCACGGCGTACCTATACATGGGTCGTTAATGATCTTAACGACCCCTATATGGGTTCTTATTGTACTTGCGGCATCTGGCCTTCCAACCCGCCCGTACTCGGTTCACCCTCGACCGCTTCCGAAAGTCCTGATGCTTTCGCGGATGCGATCACGAGATCACGTTTGATACGGTTGTTAGAAGACTGATCTTCCATCTCTTGTTTTTGTGCGAACTTCTGTTGGTCGCCTTGCTGCTTGGCTTGCATCGCCTGTTGCTGGAGTGCGGCCTTCGAATTCGCTTTCGCCTCTTGAATCTCTTCAGGAGTCATGTTGACGACGATGTCATTACCGTTCTTCCACTCCGACGCTTCCATCCACATTTTGAAGATGGTCAGGAAGTCAATCTTCTTGCCCTGCTTCTGGAGTGAGTCCGCCAACTGCGGGTTGTCGAGGAACTGTGTCAACATTGTCATTGACTGCGCCATGGTCCTCTTCGCAGACATTGCAGCGCCCGCGAGAACCTCGAAGTCCATGACGGCATCCCAATAATCCTGCATGCCGATTGACTTCGCTAATGGCTTGCCAAGCACGTCACCCAGGATATGTAGGATGGTCGCGTCTGACATTTTCGTGAAAACGAGTTCGTCCATGATGTACAACCATGGCTTGAATACTTGCTCGATAAAGTTGTCGAGCGGGCCATCCAACCGTGTCGCGGAAGCGGACGCTTGAATCGCTGCTCCACCAGAGGTTCGACCCATGCTCGAACGTGGGCCTGCTGAACTACCCTGGACCAACTGTTGATCTGCACCTGAAGATGACTCTGTCGCTGTCTCTGACTCGCGCAATGCTTGCCAAGTGTCAGCGGGTACCTTCGGAGTCTCCATCAACTGGAATGCTTCCTTCGGTGCGCCATCGACAGTCATGACTTTACCAACGCTCGTCTTGACCATCTGGGTGAAATTATTACCGTCTCGACGTTTGAGATAAATAGGGTTTACGCCATATGACAAAATTTTCAGAATCGCATTGATCGTACCCTGATCGACGCGCTGGTTCTGTCCGACAATGAGCCCGAGCCCCATTCCGTAAAACGATCTCGGCCTGTTCCACCAGTTTGCGGACAGGAAGGGAAGACGTTTGAATTCGTTCTCACCCCTGTACAAAACTTTTTCGCCCTTGAGTACAACGATCTTCTGTCGGCCATCCCAGTATTCTAGGACTTCCAACTTAGTCATCAGCGGGTTTGGGGTAATACCGATGTTCGGATCTTGCGAGTGATGAACCGCGCCTTTCATGTACACTGCCTGGTCAATCATCTGATTCGGCGCGGAGGGCGACTGATTCGCCCACATGTCTTTGAGGTTCGTCGGGAAGGTCCATCCCTCCATTACTTCTGGGTGGAGGATCGCTTCTTTTTCCAACGCCTCTTTAATCGCGTTGACTTCGTAAAAGTCCATGCTGCGAACGTCAATAGCCCAACGTGCCTCACGAATGTCTGGGACACTCAGTTTAGGATCGAGGAGTACCGCGTCCAGCGGGCGATGCTCGAAGAACGGCATCGGAACAACTTTCGTTGTCGTCGTAATATGTGGCGGCAGGTCCGTCGGAATCGTGATGGTTGTTTGCTGTCCGTCAGGTCCGACTTTGTCTGCGATCGCGGCGGCTTTACGTTTCCGAGTCGTTATCTCGGTCCAATCATATCCCCACTTCCAAATACCTGTGCCAAGGTGAGCCATTGTTTCTAGGCCCCACTTTGTCTCTGTCTTGAACTTGCTCTTGTCAAGTATATAAGAAAACAGAGCCGTCTTTGCGTCAACAATTTCTTGCTTCACGCCTGGGCGCGGGCGAAGAACCATTGGAGGATCGTCATAAAACATCCCCTTGTAGAGCTGAGGGACGACTGAGTTACAGATTTTTGCAACAGTGTATCTGACGACGTTCGGTTCGAGTACGTAGGTATTCTCGTAAACCGTCATTGGTCTCGGGGCTTGAAATAGAAGGTCGGCATCCACCGTTGTTACTGTTAGCACCTAACAGGATAAGTCATTTCTGCTTATCTCATGCGGTTGGGTTCCCGCATGGTCGGACTATCGCATCATGATTTTTCATCATGCCCGCTCACTTAGTCTCTCAGCGTCCCTTTCGGGTTCGCCCTTGTTGGCATTTCAGCGTTCAAGTCAATCAGAGTGGGTTTTACTGGCGCAATACTCTTAACGCCAGAGGAGATTCCATTGCTTATTCAGAATGAAATCACGTGCTGCTTGTGCAGATTGAACAACGATTCCCAAATGTGTAGAAAGGTCACCGTTAATTTCTTTTATCTCGCCAGATTTATTTAAATTCTCGCCCGTTATACTGGCGTTAGGGTTACCATCCGCGACTAGTTGATCGTCGATTAACTCTGGCATGCGTTCTCCCGTTCTAGCTTTCGACGAGCGTGAGCAGCTTTTGCTGCTTTACTCATGTTGCTGCGATGTTCATCGGAAAATGGTCCCATTTTAATCCCCATCTTTGCTCTACTCAACTTCTCTCGGTGCTCGATAGATTTTGGTTTACCTAATCCAGCCAACCGCATCTTCATTTTGGTCTCTTCGGAATGTTTTCTACCTGCCCATATTGCCGCCAACTTAGCACGATGTTCCTCGGTAAAAACCCGTTCATACCCGAATGACCCACCGCCCCCCGAAGCGATATTGTACCCGATTTCTTTATTTTGGGTTTCTAGGGTTCGAATAAAGAACTGTTCTAATTTATCAGCCTGTTCTTTATCCAACGCTTCGACAAGTAATCGAATTACGAAAGCGTCAGCGCCATACTTCCTAATAGCGTTATAGAGTCGTGGTTTTCGATCCTCTCCCTTTAACAATGCACGGGTCACGTCGGAGCGAAGATACCTGTCTAAATCTTGACAGGTTTGCCCGATATAAATCTTATCGTTTTTCAAGTTCGTGACCACGTAGATGTGCATGATTTATCCTATCACATTCGCTGGAATTTGTCAGTACAACCCTGCGTCGGCAAACGGGTCAACGTAGCTTCCAGCATCGTTCTGCTGGGCTTTGACCGCGTCTTGGATCGACATATCAGGGTTCGCGAGAGCCACGTTGAGCGCATGCTGTTTGAAGCATTTCTCGTACGTCCCCTTGCCGTAAATGTGATCATATTGCTGTTTGTGCTGCGAACTGATTACGAAGTCAGGCGAAGATTCTGTCTTCTTACCTTCCATGTCCGCGTACGATGAGAACTGGTCTACAAGGATCGAAAGTGCGCTGACGATATCGTCGTGGGTCCCTGCGGCTGTGCCGAAGTTTGCTAACTCAACATACAACTCTTCGAGGCCGACCATCTGGTTTGCGAACAACAGACGCTCGTCACCCAAGTATCGTAGAACAGGTTTTGCCTTCTGGTCTTTCGCAGTAGCCTTGCTGCCTTTACCCAGGGGCACGAATTCTATCGGTACACGTACATGCAGCTTGTCCATCTCGCGGTAAATTTCTTTACCGAGCCACTTGACGCCAACCGACTCTTCAATACAGATGCGCGTCGGTCTCCATTGATTGGCGACGGTCGCGATCTTTACAGGGAGTTCGAATTCGTTCCACTTGCCACGAGCCATGTCAATAATGTAAAACCTGCCGCCGTAAATCATGGCGGTGATCATGACCGTGTAGTCCGCCCAACTCTTCGTAGAGTAGGCAGTGTCAATACAGGTCACGACGAGACCTGACGACGGGAGTAAATTAGAATGAATGGTCCGCCGTTCTAAAAGTTCACGCGGAAATTTTACCGTGTGTGCCTTCGTCGGGTCGTTCAAATACTTGACCGCGAAACCTTCCGCGTCATGCATCTTCGAACGAAGAAACTGATAAGTCAATTGGCCAGGGACGTTGAACCAAAGTTCGTAGTCCGTCTCAACCATCTCGCTCTCAACCTTGCCCGCTTTGATCGCAGCGGCATTCGGCCACCAACAAGGACGCAGGTAAACCTTCATCGTGATAGGGTCACCAGATTTCTCGCATGCCTTGATATGCTTCATGTCCTGGCCGTAAGTATCTTCGGAGTCATACCACGTTCCGATTTTGTCGTAAAAACCGTACGGGTGCAACATGGCCTGGTTGATGCTGACTTGTTTATTGATGTTGATAATTCTGTCGACCGTCCTACTATTCTCGTTGGTCACGACGTCATCTAGTTTCATGACTCCGACGTGCCAACCTGAGAGGTTCTGGTCAATAGATGCCGCCCATACCGTACATTCCTTTTCGGTCTGTGAAACGGCGGGCGTTTGATATGCTTGGAGCGTGCCTGACTCTTTGTCGATGCAATGCTCCGCGAATAACACCTGGAACATGAAAGTCGTGTCATCATCCAAGGTCTTCGGCTTAATTGCTTTCTTCGTTTCAAAGAGGTTGACGTTTTCCAATGTCCCGTCTTCGAGTTTGAAGAAGCTTTTGATTTCACCGACGAAGTCATTGGCCAATTTCAACACACCCGTCAGAATCATGATAGTGACTTCTGGCCAGCATAGGATGTATTGGACGCAATCCGCCATGTCCATCGAACTTTTAAACCCACCACGGGGGACTAGGAGCAGACGCTCTTTATGGTCCACATAATCCGTCGCAAATTTCTTAAACGTCGTTTTTGTCGGATCCTTTCGAGTAAAGAAAGAATTGCAGATCTCCTGGTGCGTGTCATGAATGGTGCCATCCATCCAAACATACGTCTGGTCGGACATGTCCTTGTACTTCTCTAGCAAATGACAGAGCGCGAATAAATTCGTCTGGGCCATGAACCTATATCGAAGCATGCGACGAAAAGTTTCTGGTTCATCGTCGATAACAACTTTATACGCTCGGCACACTGACATCACACGTTGCTGGTTGACTTCTTTCAACCGCATGAAACTTTGTTCCGCCCTGGCGTCCATTTCAGCCAAAGGCATTTCACGGTGTTGGTAATCCTTGTCCTGATAGTGCTTCTGAAACCAAATCTCCAACTGATCGACTGTCATGAACCCCTCTCCAGTTGGGACGCGGCCTAACTATTTCGTACAGGGACACTCGCCCGCTGCGCCTGGCTTACCTGTCGCTTGGACTAGGTTGTCGCCGTTACGCTTGGTGCCTTCAGAAACTTTCTTGCTGACACCGACGTGCTTTGCTTCGTAGTCTGCAATCATCGGGTTACCTGATCGCGCAGTTCCTACTTGATTGAACGGGGTGTGCGGCGAAGAATGTACGTTCGTCTGCGGCCCACTGACATGTTTCTCTGCTGTTTTCGCTTTTGCCATAAATCTCCTAGTGTGTTACCCACTTCTTAGAAGATCCATCGATCTCCCAATGGCCAGTATGCACGGCGGGCGAAGCCGTTACTTTCTCGCCCTTCTGCAACTGGTACGGACCGTCTGCTCCGACAGTTCCACCGCCATGCATCTTTCCCATGGTCGGGTATTTCGCATGCACCTTAGCTCGGACTGTCGCTTTCTCTGCGGGTGATCCGTTCGCTGATACGCGAGACAACGCGTTGGCGGCATGACTTCTATCCTCAATTGGATAGGCTTTCTTTCCTGGTAATGCAAAATTGCCTGGCGAGATTTTCTTTCTCGCTGCGGCTGTTAGTTTTGCCATATTACTCTCCTGCGGCTGCGGGCGGTGCGCCTGCGGCGGGTGCGGCGGGTGCGGCTTGTGTGCCTGATGTGTCTGGGTTTGCGGAGCCTGCGTCTGACATGACGTCGCTCGCGCTCGAACCATCACCCATGTGATCATTCAAGTGGGTCATAGCAGACTTCATGTTTGGAGAAGTGTGCTCTTCCATTTTGTGATGTTCGGGGTGTGTGTGGTGGTGCTCGTGAATGAATCCGCCTGATTTTGCTTTACGGGTCCGAATTTCATGCACTTCTTTCTTCGGCTTGTCTTCAGTACGTCCTGGTACATGCGCGAATGCGTCCAACTTATTTTCCTCTTTGGTCTTGACGGCTTCGCCCTTATGCAGCAAAGCTAGCCCCGTTTTCGGCACGTAATCCGTTCCGTTCTTATAGGAGGGCACCGCGCCCAACGGCTTTGACCATTGGTCAACAGGGAGATTGCGATCCTCGCCTTTGTGGGTCCCGTACTTCCCCTTCTTGTTGATCTTGTCGACCTCTTGCGGCGGGGCGGCAGCAGGCGCTTTGCCTGTTGTCTGTGGCGCGACTGCGCCAATTACCGCATTCGTTTCTCGGGTCCGCTGCCGTAGCCCAGGCCCTTCATTCATGATGTCTTGTCCTGCTGGTGTTGGCATGTTACCCTTTCGCTATGACTCTGTTATCAATTTCATCCCACATTTTCATGGCGACATATGTCATGCCGTGTCCAGGATTATAAGGTGGGTACAGGGTCTTGAAAATTTTCACCGCTCGATGGAACGGTTGGGGAAGTTCACCGATCGACCGCATGAACAGTAGGGCTGTCGTAGGTCCTCTGCTATGGCCAGCGTTGCAGTGTATCAGTATCTTTTTCCCCTCGCGCCACATTTGTTGTGCGAACGCGAGTCCTTCTAAAATCATCTTCTCAGGGATCATCTCGTGATCATCGACATCAAGCAAGTTCATCGCGGCGTGATCACCTTCTTGGGCAAATAAGTAGTTCGGTCCTTTTGGTGCGCCCCGTGTCGTATATCCGAGAATTGCTCGGTGGCCGTCAGGCCCGTCTTTCGCTGCGGTCAGCCTGGCGTATCCACGCTTCTTCGCTTCTGCTACATCTTTATCGCCGCCGACGAACAGCCGTGGAATTACTTCTTCCATACGTTCTCCTCAAACAGCGATAGACCGAGAACCGCAAACGCTTCTGAGACGTGCTCGCGGAAGTGATTGAAATCCTCGCGTGTGCTGTACATTTTTCTGCGGCGTGCGGCCAACTTCTTACTGTCCTTGCCGAAGACGCTGCGATCCTCGCACGGTCGCGACGGAAAAGCCGCGCTACGGACAAGAGCTGTCGTTGCGTATTTCAACTTTCTGTTACGAGAATCAGGCCCTCTTAACGCGGTCAAAACATCCCAGAGATCGCCTGAGTATGACTGCTTCGTGAGCATCTTCTCAATTTGTTTGAGAGCGCCACGAAGAGTCTTAGGTGTCATTGCTTATTCAACCTCGCGTACGCCTTCGCGCCGTGCTTCTCGATGAATTCTTCTTTTGACAGGAACGCGTAATCCCATGTCAGCTCATCCGTGTTATAGCTTGCTGGTGCCGAAAATTTCGGTAAATGATATTGCATGCCGTTCATTCGATACCCTCCCGTATCATCATGTCCAGTGTCTCTTGTAAACTGGCGATAATGGCCCGCATCGCCCTTTGATTCATGCCTGGTCTGGTATGCAAGTTGAATGCGCCGTAGACGCCACCAGTCCATCTATTCTGTTCGTCGCGCACGGGGAATAGCCCGTTCTGTTGAACCGTCAATTGGTGTTTCTCGATTTCGTCATCAATCCACGCCATCATGCCTCCGTCAAAACTATCTTCGGAGCAGCGGCGGCTTTCGCCTTGGCCATCTGCGCTTCGACAAAGGAGGTCAAAATCATATTCGCGAAATCGGCTGCGAAGGTCGCATGAACTTCATCGACGAGGATATGAATATTTCTATGTTTCCACTCTTTCGCAAAAGCAGATGCCTGTTCTTTGGTTGCGACTTTAAGTAGTTGCATTGTCCCCTCCCTGGGCGGCGTGTCTGGCTTTCAAAGATTCGAGCAGCGGATCTACCGTCGGCTGTGCTGGCGCGGGGGAGGGGGGTTGGCCTGAGTTGCCTGGCAACCCTGGAATGCCATCTAGAGCCGCCAGCAACTTTGCTGCTTCCAGCATAATCGCTAACGTCTTATCCGAATAGCCTTCCTTATTTCTCATTATTGACTTCAACGCACCTGCATAATGATCGATGCCCTGATGCGTTTGTCTTTTGCTTGGCATAGTGTCCCCTCCGAAACCCTATCGACTCTTCTGGTGATTTTACTTCTTCGTCAATGTCTGATGCATGGTACGGATCACACAGTACATCTACAAACATACGCTTCTTTTCTGCCTGAAGAAGAAAAAAAATCTTTGGGGTTCGAGCAAGTGGCCAAAGGCGCTATTTCGAACCCCAAAATGTTATTCGTGTTCTGGTGCGAGAGACAGACCATCGCTCGCGTGCGAACCTGCGGGCGGAATTGGGTCTCCAAGATGAGTCGGCTGTGATGTACAAACCAACGCGTTACCTACGACGCCTTCAGTCGCATCACACTTCAATGCGGTCGAGCGTTGTATTGTGCCATTGACCAGCTTCAACCCTGCTTTGCCTGGGGGTGTAGTGCCGAGGATTGTTCCTGTGTCGCGCGGTGTAATCGCGGTACTCGTGTCAGTGTTTGAGTGAGTGGCCGACAACTGATATTGCTGTACGATTCCTTTTGGCTGGACTCCTGCTACACCAGAGCCAGCGGGTTCAAGAACTGCTGCCATATTATTTTCCTTCTGGGTGGAGATCCCACCAGTCTACTACTAAGCCCGTTCGGTCGTATCTATAAGTGCCCGCCGCGCTTACGCTTGGCATTTGCACTGACGCATTCAAAGGCTCTTTCTCGGGAATGTTTGGACTCGGGGCGTTTGAAAACGGCCTGTGACAAGCGTACATCCGTGCCTTGTCATAATTCCCTGCGGACATTTCCGCTGAAATGATATTGTTATTCGGTGTCGGGACGCGTGGCGCGATTGCGTATCGCGACGTATTAATGGGTGCATCGTTCCGCGAAATTTCGCCGCGTCTAACTGCGGGAGCCAGCGCAAGGCCGACCCACCAATCTTCACACCAGTATGTCACTTTCGTATCGACGATGATTTGCGCTGCTTTCGCACTCAACCAGTACCCACCGCCGAAGACGTAACTTTCAGGTAAGAAGTTGTCTTGGCCTTTGAAACCGATGTTACCGCACATCATTCCGTGATAATCGTACTTCTGAAAATCGCTCGCGACTAGTCTCTCTGGCCTGACATAGACGTCGTTCGAGAGACAAAAGATGTAGTCATACCCCCGCTCCAAAGCCCAGCGCAGTGATTCTTTCCGCTTGTAGGACATGTAGTGGTATCCGTCAGGGCACGGTACGAGGACTTCGTCGTCTTGCGGCACGTAACCCTGAACAGGGAACGACATGCCAAGTTTCGTCATAGTCCCTGCATGGCCTGTGTTGCCTCTATTTGTATTCGCCCATGACTGAAAACCTGCGTTGATTTTCTGGTCTTCGTCAGGGTCGACAGGGGAACCGTCGCCAATGAAGAAACGGTAATCAATGTTCTGCTCGGGTGTGATATCTTTGAGCCACGTATCGCGGAGTGCTTGGTGATCGCCACGTTTCGCACCACCTACCCAGCCGAGGAATGCCAGCAAAATTTTTGGCATTATCGTCTCCCCTTATGGATGACAGGCATGAAAGAAGTAATCAACTCTCCGTAATATTTGAACTGGAACTTCTGCGCGATGACCTGCGCGTAATTCCAGGTAAAGATCACTGTATAATCGGGGGCGGCCTTCAGCCACTCTTCCGAGGATCGAACCTGGACTTTAGTACCTGGGATGTACCTCCCTTGTTTCGCAGGCGTGTCATCAGCGACAGCGTCAATAAGGCTGTCGTCGATCCCCGCGAAATTCATGAAGACCGTCGCTTTTGCGGCGGCACCGAATCCCCAGATTGTTTTGCCTGCGGCTTTTAATTCCAGGAGCACGTGCTTCAAATCCTCTGCGTAAAACCTCGCACGATCCTGCAAACCCGTTACCTGGTCGAGGCCATGTTCTGGCATTGTGCAAGTCCACTCGTGTGATTGGCTGCGTCCCACGGTCACACGGATTGATCCGCCGAGAACCTGCGGTAAATGCTCGACGTCTCTTATGTCGAGTCCGTGTCGCGCAAAAAGAATCGCGAGTGACTTAATTGAGAAGTAAAAAACATGCTCGTGATAAATCGTGTCAAAGTGGCAACCGCGAAGTAAGTCTCCGAGATAGGGGACTTCAATGATCGCTCGGCCCTCTGGTTTCAAACATTCCGCGATGCCTGCGACAAAGTCGTTGATCGTCGGTACGTGTGCCAGAACATTATTCGCATGTATGACGTCCGCTTTGGGCAGCGTCTTCGCGAGAGAATGTGTGAAAAATTCCTGGATTGTCGGAACGCCTTTTGCGATCGCGGCGTCTGCAGGCCCGCGTGCGGGATCAATACCGAGTACTGAGATGCCTTTCTGTTTGTAGAAATCCAGAAGGTATCCGTCATTGCTGGCAATCTCGATGATCTGTGCGTCAGCAGGGAGCCCGTCTTTTGTGATTTTGTCGACTAAATTTTTTGCGGCTTCAACGACGGGGGACATGACTGACGAGTAAAATAGATACTCGCTAAACATGATCTCGGGTGGAACCGTATCTCTCAATTGGGCAAGCGCACAGTCGTCGCAAATTATGACATCAAGCGGAAACGCCGTGAAAGGTGTCTCAGGTGAATCTAACAATTCATTGACGAGCGGGATATCACCGAGCGAGATGACTGGTTTGAGATTGCTTGACCCACAACTACGACACTGAGTTATGCTCGTTACGCTCATATAGGACCCTCATGACCTCTGGCGTACAACTGTGGAGGGCACTACGACCAGGCTTGACTGTGTCAGGATTTACGCGATAGCCTTCTCCAAATTCGTTATGAATGCTCGGAAGAAAATTCATCGGCACTCTGTGTTTCTGCATGACGGAACCAATCCATACGTCGTCGGCCCAGTTCGTAATTGACGCGTCAATAATGAACCCCATAGCCCGTCTGCTGAGAACCATGCACCCGCCAGGGTGAAAATTCTCACGTCCTGATCCTGAGTAATCATGTCCGAGCCAATTTTCAAGCAGGAGATGGTTTGGATATACGAAGGTATCGTCATCGACTCGGATGAGATAGTCGTACCCTTCGTTGCCTGCATACTTGCACATTTCTTTCATCTTTGCGGGGTTTGACGTGTAATTATCGCCGCAGTTTAAATAGACCTCGTCAGCCAAAGGTTCACGCAGCGTGATTGGCGTTTGACCTTTTCGTGCCTCAGGTGGGCGAAGCTTGTTACCGTAGAAAAATTTATAATCGACAGGCAGATCTTTCAGCCATGTCTCTCGCATCGTGTTGACACGTTTTTGTTGGTCTGTCGACCGCCAACCGCGAATGCTGAGATAGTCCTGCGTCAATTCGTTGACGTAGTAGTCCAGCTTGTGGCACGTTAAAACACCTATCAGAACTCGCATGATCCCTCCAGATCATTTCGCACGTTCCTATATTGTTTGGTTCCAGGAACGTGCAAATGAAAAACGCTCCCATAGGCTGGCACCTTGGGAGCGTCGGTCGGCCACAGGGTGACCTGATTTCGACGCGGGCGAGGCTTTTGGCCCCGAGGAGGGTCCGCGTCGTTTATCGAACCATGTCGGGCGGCGGCTTATGCGAAATTCTCCGCTACCGTCCGCCCCTCTGGTTTCTCGTGGTACTAAAGTGTGCCGTTTTCTGGTTGTTTGAGTCTCACGCAATGCGAAGTCTCACGGGCAACGGCGAACCCGAAGTCAAAAATTTATTTCCTCGCTAATAAGATAACGCGCCAGGGGAGGGGTTTTACATATTTATTTTTTACCCTTCGAGGAGGTCGTTCTGGTCTGGTTCATCCTTCCTATCGGTAAGTAACTGAGAAGAGGGGACTTCCCGCGCATCACGCAGGTGATCCTTGGTCAAATTTCGGGCTGACTTCATGACTAGATTCATAAAGTCTTTCTTGCTTGATTCCATGGCCCTTTCGAAACGTCCGCCCCTATCTACCAGTATTTTCAACAACATAGACTGGGTTATCTCATCAATGTAGTCGCAACCATTGTAAAGTCGCCCGCGTCGATCCTTATGGGTCATTATGGCTTTATGGCCTAGAATCCCCCTCGCGGCGTAAGAAATGGCATTTTGCAATTCCTTTACCAGTTCATCTGTCAGTCGCACAGAGGGTCAGTCTCCAAGCCAACCCCATCGTTCGGGGCAAGGCAGATAGCTTGGGGATTACCACAATCAGGGCATATGCGGCTCTGTTTAGGGCGCGACTTCCGCTTCAACTCCCCGCATTCAGGGCAGTGTATCTCGTACCACCATACTTCGTTCATGATATCCTTTCTGTTAATTCCTGCTAAGCCACCAGGTCCACCCAAGTAATAGTACCATCGGTCAACCGTGTTGTCAACTGTTATTTGGGTTGACATGCTTTCGAGAGTATGTTATCGTCCATAAAGTGCTCATCCGAGCACAGGAACTTCCTCGCATATAAATAAGAACACTCAACGAAATGTGCTTATTGACAGTCACACGTTACCGTGGTAACATCGGACAGTGGCAAATCACGGCCACAGAAAAGGACAAACGAAAATGATTATCGAAAAAAAGGTGTACGAACTGCCTAGCGATACGATGCATAAGTTTGAAATCGTGGAAATTGGCGAACTGAAAGACTACAACACGGCTCGCGGCGTGGTCAAGAAGTTCACCATCAAGATTCTGGTGACTGACCAGAAGGCCCAGGACGGGTCGGATCTGTACGTGTTTATCACCGCGACTCCTAGCATCGGAGTCAAGGCGACACTCGGAAAGTTCCTGCGCCGTCTCAAGATCAATGTCGACAAACCCGTTGACATGGATGAACTCGTCGGATTCAAGTTCGAAGGGTTGATCATCTACAACGAGGGAGAGGGTGCCCACGCTGGGACAACTTTCGCGAACATATCGACGGAGTCTGTCAAGCCGTTGGTCAAAAGAGTCGAGCAAGTCTAGTCAAGCACGTCAAGAAAGGGCTCAAGAAGGGGTGCCACCCACAGGACCCCTTCTTCACGTTCTTCACGTTCTTGGGCGTCCCGCTAAGTCATAGCAAACACACAAGGACGTGAAGAACGTGTATATTCTAGTATTTATATACTGTGCAGAACCGAGTTCACGTTCTTGGAGAAAGGAAAAAGATGAACTTAACAGAAGAAATCAGGAAAGGCGTCGAGGCGTTGTTTCCTGAGGGATCCCTGGTCGAGGTCCGCATCCCCAACACTTCCTCAGGAGTCATCATCGGATTCTTCCGAGACAGGGATAAACTAATCCAGGCGATCGAGAGCTACTCTGGCAAGGTCCCCGCTGTCTATTACACTTTGAATGCCCCCGCGCCCGAACTGTACGAAAACTCCCTGGCGAAGGATTCAATGATCGTAGGAGCCCACGGCTGCAAAGATGGCGAAGTCATGGTCCGCAACTGGCTGCTGATTGACTGTGACCCGATCCGTATCGATGCTGACGGCAAACCCTTGGCCGACCAAAAAGTTTCTTCTACAGATACAGAAAAGGCCGCTGCGTTGGCGACATGCAAAGAAGTCAATGCGTACCTCCAGGAAAAGAATTGGCCCGCACCGATAGCGGCGGACTCTGGCAACGGTTATCATCTCCTGTACAACCTCGGAGGGATGCCTTCGACAAAAGAGTTGACTACGACGATTGAAGAGACGTTGAAACATCTCGCGGAGAAGTTCAACACAGAGGCCGTCAAGATTGACACGGTCGTATCCAATCCGTCGCGTATTACGAAAGCTTATGGCAGCTTCGCGGGTAAGGGTGTTGCGACAGAAGAACGCCCTCACAGATTTTCACGAATTAGAATGGTGGGCGGCCTGGCCCCCGTCACTGTCATGCAGTTGGCTGCGCTCAAGCCGACACCGCTGATCGCAAAGAAAAGTTCGATCGTCATCAAAGCCCTCGCCGCCGAAAAAATTGCGACGACTGACGGCCCCGAGAAGATGGAAGAATTCTTAGAATGGTATGAGATCTCTCATAAAGTCGGGGTCAGGGAAAAGAACGGATGGAAGTGGCAGATCATTCCCTGTCCTTTTAACGCGGAACATAATCTGGGAGAAGTCGCGGTCTTCGTCAATGATGACGGTGGGTACGGATTTAAGTGCTTCCATAACTCTTGCTCAGGAAATCATTGGCAGGAATTCAAGGCGCATCTCGAATCTATTTCAGGAAAAAAGTTTTTCTGGAAATCGAATTTGCCGACGGCTGCGGCACCTGACGCGAAGCCGACGTCTAAAATTAATTTGAAGAGAGCGAGCAGTATCGCCCCTGAGATTTTGAACTGGTTGTGGCCCGATCGAATCCCGCTCGGCAAGTTGACAATGTTCGCAGGCCATCCTGGTGTCGGCAAAGGTATGGCGACGATGTACATCGCGGCCTGTGCAACCAAAGGCGAAGGTTGGTACGACAAGAAGAATACGAATGCACCTGTCGAAGTCATCATCGTGTCATCTGAAGATGCGGCGGGTGACACTCTCGTGCCACGACTTATGGCAGCGGGCGCGGACATGGATAAGGTCATGATTCTTGACAGCGTATCTGTACCGACGAAGGGTGATAAAGTTTTCACCCTTGACACAGATATCCCTGCGATGCGTGAAGCGTTAGAAGCGAATCCTGATGTCAAGGTCATCATCATTGACCCGATCATGAACCATCTCGGCGTCCTCAAGGGGAATTCCGAACAAGAAGTTCGTACAGCTATGTCCCCTCTGGCAAAACTCGCGGAGACATATGGCGTTGCTATCATCCTTGTCACGCACTTTAACAAGAGCACGAATAGTGAGAGCATCCAACGTCTCGGTGGGGCGATGGCGATGGTCGGTTCTGTTCGCATGGCGTGGGCATTTGGCGAGGACAAAGAAGACGGCCAGATGAAGATGACTCCACTGAAGGCGAATATCTCCAAGAACAAAGGTGGGCTGATTTATCACGTCGTACCGACAAAGGTATTCGTCAACGGCCAGGATAGTGATCAGGGGAAACTTGAATGGTTAGGGGTGACCCACTCTTCTGTTGACTCTGCGATCAAGTTCAAATCCAAAGATGAAAAGCCTCATGCCTGGCAGTTGGCGATGACCTGGCTGGCAGAACATCTAGCTGACGGCGAGAAACATCCTGCCATCGAAGTCCAGACTTCCGCAGAGTATGCGGGTTTCAAAGAAGGTACGTTGGAGACAGCCTCGAAGAAGTTGGGCGTCAAGAAGACGCGTGAAGAGATTCCAGGACCGTGGTTCTGGTCGTTACCGAAAGGAAATGATGAAACGACTCTGTGAATGTGGCAGTCCTATCAAAGCCTGTGGATTATGTAATAGTTGTTATATGAAGCGATGGCATGAACAGACGGGATGGTATAGAAAAAATCGAACGTATATACTACGAAAGTCTAAAGCCCGTGGCTACTCTCATCTACAAGAACAACGTAAGGATCGTGTACGAGACAGGTTGTGTACCTATTCGTTATGTTCAAAAAAGATAGTGGCAGGAAATAAGATGTGCCAAAAACACGCGGATGAAACCGCTGTTCGAAATCGGCGGTCCCACTACCATTATACGGAAGCAGATGAATGCAGGTTTCAACGAGCATTAGTTTGTGATTGGTGTAGTCTTTCCCTAAACGGAGAAACGCCTACCCAAGACCACGATCATTCGTGCTGTCCGAAAAAAGGTTTTAGTTGTGGAAAATGTCTGCGTGGGCTAGTTCATAGGGTTTGTAATCTGCACGCTATCATGTGGTTTGAGTGGTACGAAGAAAGCACGGGGATCACTCTGCCTATGTTGGAAAAATATAGAGCCAACTTTCCTAGGAGAACTGTATGATTCGAACAGTGTGGGTGGACTTCGAGACGCGCAGCCAGATTAATATAAAAAATTCTGGGCTGGATCGTTATTCTAAAGACGCTTCAACGGAAGTGTTGATGCTGGCATATGCGTTCGATATGGATCAACCTAAACTTTGGCAACCGCGACTCGAACCAATGCCACAGGAGTTGAAGGAGGCATTATTAAATCCAGCAGTTAAGAAGGCCGCATGGAATTATGGGTTCGAACGTGCTATTTTTCGTGAAGTATTAGGAATTGATATACCGCAAGAGGAGTGGTATGATCCCTCCGTATTGATGGCGTATATGTCACTACCTATTGGGTTGGGTCGCGCCAGCGATGCTTTGAGTGTCGCAGGCAAGAAGATCCATTTACCGCCCGACGAAGGAGTTAAACTTTTTTCCGTACCAAAGAAATCGACGAAGAAAATGTTGGCCAACGGTGCGCCGACTCACTACTTCAAAGATTGGGATTCAAACCCTGAGCAGTGGGAAAAATTCTGCGAGTACTGTAAGCAGGACGTGCGTGCCGAAAGAGATGTCCACTTCGCTGCGACTGCTGTCAACTCGCCTATGACACCAGGGGAATATGACGCGTGGCAGTTAGACCAGCGCATGAATTCAACAGGCGTCTATGTTGATCTTGACTTCGTCATCAAAGCACAGAAACTCGCGAAAGACGAATCCGATCAATTGTTAGACCAGATGAAGGCTATCACGGGCTGTGAGAACCCGAACAGCGGCCAGCAGTTGAAAGCATGGTTGAAGCCACGTAAATATCCTTTTGACTCTTTGGATGTTGAGCACATTGAAGAAGCTTTGAAATTGGACTTTCTTGAACATGAAGTCCGCGAGATTTTGGAGCTGAAACAAAAACTCGGTGGATCTGCGTACAAAAAGTTCCAGAGCATTCTTGACAGGATAAGTGCGGACAATCGACTGAGGGATCAATTTGTCTATCACGGCGCTCACACAGGGAGATGGAGTGGTCGCGGTGTCCAACTACAAAATCTTTACAAGCCAGACAAAGCCGCGTCAAAAGTAGCGAAGGCTATCATTGAAGCGATCCGAGCGGAGACACTTGTGTCAGGCATGTTCCCTGGCATTGACGTCATGACAGCGATTGCGTCTGTCATTCGGACTTCATTCTGTGCGGCACCTGGCCACAAGTTAGTTGTCGGTGATCTGGCTCAGATTGAATCTCGCGTGTTGGCGGGGCTCGCGGGTTGCCAGTCGATGATCGAAGCTTACAAGAGCGGCCACGATCTCTACATTGAGTTCATGTCGTGGCTCTTGAATAAGCCGTTGACAAAAGAAGATAACCCCGACGAACGTGCATATGGTAAGGTCGTAATCTTAGGCAGCGGTTTCGGAATGGGCGTTGACAAGTTCGTCGACTACTGCGCGACATTCGGTCTGAAAATGCCGCTCGGCCCGTCAGATGATCCTGACGAGATTACGTCACATAAATGTATTTACGGCTTCCGCGAGAAGTACAAAGAGATTCCTGAATACTGGAAGGCGTTGGAGAACGGCTGTAAAGATGCCGTCAAGTACGCGAAGTGTATTTACGTCAAGGGAGTTGTCATTGACGGGCGAAATCCACGCGTCCTGAAAATTAAATTACCATCAGGCAGGTACATCCATTACTTCAATGCCCGAATGGTTCGAAAACAAAAGTTCGGCAAGATGCAGGATTGTCTGTGTTACACTGCGTACGATTCGAAAGGAGCGCAGGACAAGGATTTATACGGCGGATTGATCTGTGAGAACGTTGTCCAGGCCGTCGCCCGCGATCTGATGTTGGAGGGTATGCTAGCGGCGGAACGAGAGGGGGCTCGCGTAATTGCCACGATCCATGATGAGATTGTATGCGAGGTCCCTCTTGACAGCACGTTCACTCTTGAGGTATTATTGAAATGTATGACGGAGATTCCCGAATGGGCAGAAGGTAGGGGGTTTGTTTTGGCCGCAGAAGGGTATCAGGGGGCCTATTACAAGAAGTGAGGCAAGATTTGACTTGACAAGCTCTACGGCGTTTGGTAGGGTGTACGTGTACCACCTAGGAGGAAACATGATCGTTGAAATTCTAGTACTCGCGTCTGCGGGCGCTGCTTACTTGGCCTATCGTAATCGGACCAAACTGGCCGCTACCATCAAGACCGACGAAGCGAAGATCACAGCTTTTGCCAAGACGGCGGAAATCGAAGGCAAGTTGATTGCCCTTCGGGCCGTCGCTGCGGTCAAGGCCGAGGAAGCAAAGATTGTACACGCGCTTCTGGACGACGTCAACAAGGTTCTGTAGCCTGATTCTACAGATGGTGGAGGGTATTACGTCCACCAGGGTACTCAAGACGGGTGATCCCTCGAAACT